TCATCCCAAGTCTTAAGTTCTTCAAGCATCTGTTCTTCAGTCATCTTGCCATTTGTAGATATGGGTAACTGTTGCACTGGTATCACCAACGTGATCCATTCTAGATAGTTTAGGCACATGGAATTCAGCAACCTGCATCAGACAGTCGAAAGCTACTTTAGGGCCTAACTTTTCATTTGTAGCAATGTCATCAAGCCATCCTTGTAGCTTGTCAGCATTATTATCAACAAAGTTTGCAAAAGCTATTCTAGCAATGCCAGTAGCTTTATTAGGTGTGCCAGCAACTCTACCACCTGTTTTTGGTGATCCTTTTGGTTTTCCACTGTTTGCTCTAGCACCACCTCTACCGCTAGATTTTTCTACTTTAGATTCCATATCTGCTCTAAGGTGTTAGTTAAGATAAGTTAATTCTAACCTATTTCTTGATTTTATTAAACTGTTCTTCTAATTGGTCTTTACGACTTAGCCCTATTACTGGTATTCCAGCAAACATTTCTGAGCCAAACTTTTGAATCAATGATTTGCGTTCATCAGCAGAGCCATACTTGTATATATCTTTAATGCCGTTTTTTTCTAGTACAGACATTGTTTTAGCAGATACATCACTTGGAACAATAGCACCCTTGAATTCATTAATACCTACAGCTCGTTGAGGTTTAACTTCAAAATACTCTGTTGGCATTTGTTTTAAGCCATTCATGTAATTGCTTATCTGATCTTTTAAATCTTTAGGCAAATTAGGGTAAACCCTGTCTAATGCGTTTATGTTTTTTGTCTCAGCAACTTCTAACAACGCATCTCTAGCGTCATAATTATTGATACCTTTTAAATTATTAATAATAGAATCATATTCTTTATCTGCTTTAGTTTTTATAACGTCAAAATCTTCGCTTTTAACAAGCCGATTGCGACTGTTTTTAATTTCTTCAAGATTTTTAAACTTAGGGGTAATTAAAGCTCTTATGTTGCCAACTCCGTAATCATATCCTTCAGAGCTTGCTCCACCCTTCATTTCTTTAACAACATTTTCTAAATTTACATTAGAATATTTGCGATTTCCTGACGGTGTATACCCTTTAAATATTTTTGCTTTAGCATCAACACCGTAAAAAGGTAACATTTCATCAAAATTTTCAACCCAATTATCGTATTGATCTTTATTTTTTTTTATCAAATCTTTAATGTCAGCGTTTTGTTTCCATTTTTCTGTGTATTCAGACAAATTAGGCAATAAACCTTTTTCATCTAAAAATTTTGCTTGTAATAATTTATTATCTGCTCTGTCTTTAAACTTATCTAATAAATGAAACATATCATAATTAGAGTTATAAATTTTATCCTCTAACCCTGAAAACAAATCTTTTAATTTTTCTTCTGATTTGTAAGTTAACGGATAAGTAATTTCAGGCGATCTTTTTGTGTAAGCGTCTGATTTAAATGCAGGATTAGTTTTAGAGGGGATTGCCATTTCTTTTCCCCCTACTAAAGTAATATCACCAAACCCTTTTATGGGAGATTCAGTTTTACTTATAGCTAATGATGGTGCTGGCATACCACCTAATTTTTCAGCCGCAGCAAGTTTTTCAGGACTTACGTTGTGCAATACAAGCATTTCTTCACCAGCCCTAACATTAGGCACAAATGGAGATTGAGCTTCTTTGATCATGTTACCTAATGGTAAACCCTCAGTAGCTTTTGCGCCTGCTCTTAATAAATAAGGCATAGCTGGACTTATTAATCCACCAACCATCTCATGTTGTTGACTACCTTGATAGTCAGGGTTAATTCTAGGTATTTTAGCAAGTAGTTCTTCAGAAGTTGGTGCTGTTCTGTTACCAAATGTGTTTTGCATAGTTTCAGGTATAAACTGTCTAGCAAATTGACTTGTATCACCAGCAAGCGCAGGTAATTGAACCAATGTTCCTCGACCCAATGATTCTAAAACACTAGGAGTAACTTTAGCCACGTTTTTTATGCCTTGACCTATTTCTTGGTACGACTGTTTCTTAGACATACCACGCAACATATCGGCATAAACTTTGCCTAAAGATTCTTCATTAGGATCGTATTCAGGGTAAGCCACAATTACTTGACCTCTTTATCCAAGTCTTTGAGTTTGTCAGCAATAGCAGCTCTACGTTCTAAGCGTAGTCTTTGTTGTTTTTCTAGTGTAGATTCAACGTGAGGTCTCAACATTGCGTCTTCTTTTGGGTACTTACGACTCATTGGGGTTGGGGGAATCATCTTAACCATTACATATCCTTCATAGCGTCTGAAATCATTTGTCTGCGAGGTTTAGCAGTCTTAGCAGATTCTTTAAAGTCTTTAGCAGTTGGAGCGTTCTTGCTTCCAACCTTGTTCATCTTTTCGCCTGATCCAGCAGCTATCCTAGCCTGTTTTTTGTGAATATTAGCGTATAGTCCATTCTTCATTAGCATTTCCACCTTGCTCTAGCTGCCTTACCACGTTCGCCATTCCACCCAGCAGACCTAGCACAGAAACTATCGTGTCTTGATCCTGATGCCTGTGGTGCTTGTAAATTACTTCCGTTCTTTGCGTTGTATGCTGCCCGACCCTTAGCCGTCATTCCTGCACCTTGTTCGGTAGGAAGATAGTTCTTACCCTTACCTACCGTAGTCTTTGGGATAGGCTTATCATGCTTATCCATTGCGGCACGAATATCATCCCTGCGAGTCATCTTCTTTTCTGCCAATAAAACGACCATACGCTTCTTCAAGCATGGATTTTCTTGCGCCTTTAGCATTATCACGTTCAACATTCAGAGCGATAGCTACGGCCTGTTTTTTAGGCTTACCAGCTTTCATTTCGGTTTTAATGTTCTTACCGACTGATTCTTCTGTACCTGATTTATCTAATGGCATATCAACCCTTGAATTTAAGTAGGTATATTGTTGTGTCGATTTCTTGTGCAATATTGTCGATTAGTTGCACAATCTCGGATTCATCAGGCAGATCAGGTCTAGCCGCTTTAACAAAACGCTGTAGTGACTCAAGGTAACTTAATGGTGTACCTTTAGGCAAATGATAAGAATCGGGGAAATTTTTGATCTGACCGTAGCATCCAAAGTATGCCTCAGCTAACTGGTCTGTAAGTTCGATAATATTGGAGTAGAATTTTCCAAGTGTTTTGTGCTGTGCATAGGAAGTAGTCGCCCAGTGCATAAAATGGGTATTTGTTCCCGAGTGTAGCAGGGTGGCAAGAAATAATGCCATTGATTTTTCCATAAAAATCTCCTATTTAACACCTAGTATAAATGAATTTGGATCATTCCACCAATGTTTTCATGGATTTCTACGGTTATTTTTTTAAAACATCTATCATCAATTTCAAGGGCTAAACACATTCCATCCAGTCCTGATTTGATACTTGCAAGCATATTATCTAAGTCCATATGTCTGCGATTAGGCTTATAAAAGACAATGTGCAGTTCTTTGTAGTCCTTTTTAGGAAGATTAGACTCTTTGGTTAACCAGTAACATAAGTCCTTGTATATGGCTTTTTTTTTGGCCTTTACATGGTAATGACAATTAGAGTTAGGGCTGAGTTCTTTAACGTACCACGGCAAAGTTAGCATGATTCACCATAAATAAATCTAGGTATCAATAAAGCCTCGCTCGAACATTTCACCGATGGTGCTTCGATGGGCTTGTTCCCAAAGTTCCATGCGCTGTGACTTCGTAAGCGATCTTCCCTGATCAAGTTCCATGTGGCAGCCGTAACAGAGACTAGCAATTCTATAGTCTGCTGATTTAATTCCTGTGCCTTTACCGTCTTTTTGTTGGTTACTGTGCGCTGCAACAATTGTTCCATCTTCTACCCCACATATTTGACAAGGTAATTCCCTTGCTAGTTGTAATAATTTTTTGTTTCGGTATGTCACAGCGTAAACTTTTCGATTTGACGGTTGTTGGCTGATGATGTTTGCCATGCCTGAAAGCGCATCTTAGCACTTTCTAATGCCCAGCGTAACGATTCAACCTGTTCAGTTGCTGCGCCTATACCGTTACATAGTGCCTGATATTCCTCAGAAGCGTACGCATCCATTTCTTTTCCTGATATAGATGTCTGTGTACTCTGTTGCATCTGAATGGCTTTAAGCGATGATTTAAACGCTTCTAGTTGGGCTAACTGACCTTTTGCCTTAGCGTACTGGTCTTTATGCGTATAAATAAAATTAATTGCATCGTGTGGGTCATACTCTTTATCCAAATTTGACATTGATTACATTCCCCTTGACGGCCTGATGTACGGCCTCTTTAAACTGATAAAAATGCTGATACTGACTAGGGTCTAGGTTAAACTCCCGACCTTTTTCAATCAATCCAGTAGATGTCTCGTGCCATTCCTTACCCTTGACCACTTGCAGGACTATTTCATCCTCAAACCTACCCTGACGTAACCAAGTCGTTGCGTGAGGTATAAACTGAATTTCTGTACCTTCTACGTTCCAGTGCTTAACGTGGGTGTCTATGGCATCCAAAGCCATTTGTTGATCTTCCTTTGGCATACGGTTAAAGACTTCACGAGCCATGCGTTTAGCAATCTTACGAGGGTATTTAGCCCAAAATATATCAAAGGTCATGGCTTAATCCTATAAAGAGGTATTTTACGAATAGTTGAATCAGGTAGTTTTTCGACCAAAAAATAAACGATTTCACTATCAGACAAATCATCCTGATCTGCGTAGGCTACTTGCTCAAACTTTTCTAGTTCAATAGATAAGCGATTAACTTCTAACATCAGCGTAGCGATGGCTTTTTCTGAGGCATCTAAAATATTAATGATGTCCATTATTCGCACCTTTCACGAAGAATATCAATTTGAATGTTACGGTTATCTCTAGCCATTTTCCATTTTTGAAAGTCTGTCATGTATAAGTTGCAGTCTTTTAGTTGTTGTCTTAATGCTGCACATTCTTCTTCTAGCATCTTGATTAGTTCTTTGTCGTTCATTTCTATCTCACCTTTATAGGTAGCCCCCGTAGGGGCATATTTAATTAATTATCCAAAGCTTGCGCTCTGGCGTATTGTTTAGTTAATTATTTGAAATCCGCATTTAAAATCAGGATGTGTAAGTAAATTGTGCATTTTTGCAATTTGCACTAATTGATATTTAGTTTCTGTAGATTTTGCAGACAGTATTAAAGATGCTAAAGAAGAAGCACCTATATTCATTAACCCATTGTTAATATAAACTTTTGCTATTGCTAATTTTTTAATTTCATTTTTGGTCATTTTGTTTTCCTTTTTCTATCTCACTCGTTATTGAGTACCTCTAGTTTAGTTTTCTAAATTAACTAAGTCAACACTTTTTTCTAAGTAGTTTCCCTAATATGTTGTTTTATTAACTCTAAGATGTATTTAGCTTCAACTAACCTAGACTGCATTGCAAAACTCTTATGTAAGGGCAGTATTGTTATTAGCTTTTCTATTTCTTTAATTCTGTTATTAATTAATTGTTCCATTATTTTCTCCTTCAGGATTGCTAGATTCTAGGCACACCTATCCCATAATAAGAGGAATAGGTGTTTTTATCAGTCTTGCTGAGTTCATTTGTGTACATATTGCTTCGATGTCTTTGTCGTGTCTAGGTCTGTCTTTATCACATCATCGGTCTATCCATACAGGACGGTTCAAAACGCTATTTAAGCAATAACAAATAGGTTTGGGTGCATAAGCACCATAGTAGTTTCTAGAGGTATTTACAGCCTTTACCGTAGCAACACTAATGAGTACGGGCTAGGTCTGCCACAAATGAAAAAACCTCATTCAACTGGGCTGGGGGTGGAATTTAGACTTTAGGTACAACAAGTGTCGAAACCAACCCATGTGAATGAGGTCTTGCTATTTGTCTAAGTTCCACCTTTGACGAATACAGTATAACACATTAATCTAGTTCAGGCCAAATAAATTTATATGTTGTTGGAAATAAACCCTTACGGCTAATTAAACCATGTGATTTCTTTTCAAGTTCAGCAGCTAACCTAATCATTTGACCTTCAGGAATGTCCGTTGTTCGCCAGTGAGTTACGGCAGCCTGACTAACTTTCGCCATCTTAGCGACATTTTTAGTTCCACCGAGTAAGTCCACGATCTGTGAATGAGATAATTTAAATGTTTCCATACCATAATCTTAACCGATTTAAATATATTTTACAATACTGTTGACAAATCACTTTAGATAAGTTAATCTGTTTGTACGTCATGTGACGTGATAACTTTAGGAGAAACTCAAATGAGTGAGCAAGAACAGCAAATGAATGACCAGCATCAACTTGAAAGACAATTAGAAGACATCTTCGACCATCTGCTTGATGGAGCAGCCTTAGATAACGAACAGATAGACTTGCTTCGTTATGGCTGTGGATTACCAAAAATTAATTACAACAAAAAATACCTATCCGATGTATTTAAGGACATGGGTGACGCATTTACACGCTTTGATAAAGCAACTCAATTTGGAGAAAGAAAATGATTATTACCGATACACAAAAAGATTTTAAAATAGCCCCTGCTGGGTTACATATGGCACGTTTGTACTCGATTATTGACTTAGGTCACCAGTCAGTCGAATGGTCAGGTGAGACGAAGATCATGCACAAGGTTGTACTGACGTTTGAGTTGCATGGTGATGATAACGAGGGTAAGCCACTCAAGACCGATGATGGTAAGCCTCTTATCGTATCTAAACGCTATACAGTCAGTCTTGGAGATCAAGCGACCTTGCGTAAGGACTTAGAATCTTGGGCCAATAAAAAGATGTCAGCATCCGACAGGGTTAACTTTGACTTAAAGACCTTGTTAGATAAATTCTGTATGGTCAATATAAGCCACTCAGAAGACGGTAAGTACGCTAATATCTCAGGCATTAGCCCTATCCCTTCAGCTCTCAAGAACGCTGTTCCTAACGGCATTAATCCAGTCAATCATTTTTGGTTACATGATTATGATCAAGCTAAGTTTGACTCATTGCCTAAATATTATCGTGAGAAAATTATGGAATCGTCTGAGTACAGGGGTGGTAAGAAGAAAGAAGACCCATTTCCAAAGACATTAGCCGATTTTAATAACGATGATCCTGAAGTCCCATTTTAAGGAGTTACATATGAAAGCATTTCCAAATTTACAATTAACAGTTTCTGAAATGGGAAAAGTTCGTTCAATCAATGAAGTTGAACATGGCATGGATTTAAGAGAT